TCGATGTTAGGGAGTTTCGCTATTTCCTCATCGGTCAATTCTGTCCTTTGTTTAACCTCAATGTGTCCTTGGTCGACGAGAATCACCATTATCGCGCAGGGGCTTGCGGGACAGTTTACGGAGGAACAGATAATGGTGATTCTCGTCGACCAAGGACACATTGAGGTTAAACAAAGGACAGAATTGACCGATGAGGAAATAGCGAAACTCCCTAACATCGACGCAGTCAGAGCCGCAATGGAAGCAGATCCTCGTGCAGTGGCGACCCTGGAAGGGCTGGACGACGCAATAAACGATAGCCTTGAGAGAGCGTCCCTGCCTGACTTGCAAAGAAAGGATGAGGAGAAGGCGTTTCCCGCCTCATGGGAAGACATATACGATCGAATAAAGCCAACTACCAAGGCTGGTAAGCCCCCAGGTGGGTTGGTGCGCGATGGTTGGCTTGAGCAAGTAGCAAGGGTAATGTGGAGCAAACTTGAGAATGGGATCAATGCCATCGACCAGGACGACGAGGACGCCTCCGACGCAGCATGGAAATTGATTGAAGGTGAGATACAGACGCAGGAATTCCAAAGCGAGACGTTTTCAGGCTCCCTCACCGCAGCGAGTTACGGCAATTTCACGCGAAGGGCGACGGGAGTGCCAACGCAGGGACAGGTGGTAGCAAAACTTCGGGAGGCGTTACAGGAGAAAGGACTGCCCCTTGACACCACTGCGGCGACAAAGTGGTTGATGCGGACAGCCGACGACATAATATCGGAGACGTCATCCGTTTATGGCAATAAGGTACTGGATATGGTAACGGGAGGGATGGTTCCTGATTACGAGGAGGGAGACAAAAAACTAGACGAGCTTGTCGAGGCAGTGGCGCTAAAACCTATCGACGAACTCACCACCGCCATGCAGAAAAGCGAGCGCGACATGATAAAAGACGCCCTCGCTACGGACAGGTTCAAGGAAATGGCGACTACAGATAAAAATCTCCTCAAGGGCGACTATGCCTATCTGGCCTTAAAGCGAAAGCATTATGCAAGCGACCAGAAGGTTCCATTCGAAACATGGCTTGCCACAAATGAAGGACAGGAAGCACTGGACAGGGTGCTTACCGACCAGTTGGACATCCAAAAGGGGTATAACGAGGAAGGTGCTAGGGACATTTACTTCTTCGATCAGTTGAAGGATGCAGGAATATACAAATATGGTGACCCCGTAACGCCAGAGTATTTGGCAAAACTGGATGAGCGTTCGGCCCTCTTCAGTGAAGAGGTGGACAGGGCCATCATATCAGGCCTGAGCGTTGGCGAGGCATTCGATTCCGTTTGGGAAACCCAGGAGCCTACGATAGAAAGGTCCGCTGCATTTGCCGAGCAAGAGGCTGAAAAGGAACGAATCGCGGCGGCACCTTTCCAGCCCCGAAAGTCCGCAGCAGAAGCCTTGGCAGACGCTACAAAGCGGCTTGAGAGGCGTATCGGTGGTGCGACATTGGCCCAGGATATAGCCGAGGCCAAGGACGCACTGGATCTGCTGGAACGTGACCTTCAAGCACACCAGGGGGTCGGCGGCCAAGAGGTCTACGACAATGAACGTGCTCCCGGTGATCCGACCTATGCAGAGAGAACACAGGAAATGATTGACGCCAAGGATGCAAAGGCCAAGGAATACACCACCATCGCGGCAAAGCAGACTGAGCGGGATAACGATGCAGCCGTGGACGACTTTATGATGAAGAACCCACAGTTGGCTCGGGCATTCGCATCGGGTAACGTCGATGCACTAACAGGCTCGGCAACCGATGTATTTAGTCGCGACCAGAAATTGGTTGATAGTGGAGGACTCCAATCACTGATTGACCACATTGTGAAGAAACAGGAAACGCAGGGTTTGGTGCTCTCAGAGAGCCAAAGGAACTTCCGGCGGCAATGGGGATTGCCGATGCCCGGCGCTGGCTTTGAAACCGCCGCTGAAATTGCAGAACAAACCCGCCAGACTGAAATAGCACGCGCCCGTCAGGCATCTAGGGCAACGCGCTACACCGCAGAGGGTGAGGTAATCCCGTTCGACCCTGACCGGGCTACATATGACGTGGCCGCAATGTCTCGCTCGGGGCCGCTCACTGCTCTTGGGACTTCCTTCATCCCGGGAACGACGCTCCTTGATACAATGGAGAACAGGGCAGCACTGGCTGCAGACACGGTTCCTCAAGGTGGAAGGCAAGAGGTAGCTCCCGGGGTAGAAGTGGCACCACTCCCGCCGCAAATACTCGGCTATTACCCCGAAGAGGAAGAAGAGGACGAGGACGAGATTACGCCAAGGTCACCACACGAGGCCGGTGGCCCCCCCACACCCACCCCAACTGAAATAGCACGATTCACAACAAGGCGTCTAGGGAAATAGGAGGAACTCCTAATGACAGAGCCAGTACGAACTGAGTATGCACCAGAAACCGAGGAAGATGATGGTTCCATTGTAGGGAGAAGTATCGGGTTTCTTGGGGATGTGCTGAAGGGAATCCCTGGTGTGTACCCGGCGTATAAGGCCATCATGTGGAGCGGAGAGGCTTTTGGTGGTGCCGGTTCTGCGACGATTCGTGCGGGTTGGGACATCTACAAGGAAGAGGGTGTCGGGACCTTCCTCAAGGAAACTGCTATCGAGGCGTTACCTTTTAAGGGGAGCACGGAATACACGGGAAGATACCACAAGATCCTCAGCATCGACGAGGAAGACAGTCTCAAAGAGCGCATGAATAAGGCGCGTGACTGGCAACGAGAGCGGGACTCAGCGTTCTGGGGGGAGAAGTTCCTGTCCGAGGTGCTATTCGACCCACTGACCTACATCCCTATTGGTACGGCTATAAAGGGGTTAAAGGCACTCAGGCCGGCTTCCCGCGCAGCCCGTCGGTTAGCGCGGGCAGCCGAATTGAAAACTGCCGCAAAGCTGGTCCAGCCAGGCAAAGCCGCCCCTGATGTGGTAAGAGCCTATCAATTTGCTGATGTCCCATCAGTAAAAGAAATCACGCAATCCGATTTCCCCAATAACGCCCTGGGTAGGCTGACCCGTTGGACGGTGCGGAAGTCGGGCATCCCGTTTATCCATAAAGCAGTCAACCTTGTAAACCCTTCCGCCTTAATACGACAAGCGATAGGATTGGATAAAGGGGCGAAGGCTGGGGTACGCCATAAGCGCACTCAAAAGCTCATTGACGGCATTACCGAGATGGATATCCACAGCCTAAAACAGTATGGGAAAACCCAGAAGGTATTTGACATCTACGAGGATGCTGGGAACCTCTATCTCAAAGGGCTTATTCGGAGGAGTGACAAGAAGGCCGTGGTCCGTCAAGTGCCGCTATCGGAAATATTTGAATACCCTAAGAGATACATATTAGCGAAGAACCAAGAGGAGTACATCGAGACTGCACGGCGGATGATAGACGCGTGGAAGGCCCGGGCAATAGCGGAGGGTATACCTCTGAGTGAGCTTACCTGGCTGGACGGGAAGCATTATTTCCCACGCTTTGTCGAGATGGTCAGGGGCATGGCCAAGCCCAAGGCAGGGGGCGCAGCAGGGGGTGCTGCCGCAACAGTGATGGAGAAGCGGATATACGAGGAAGTCCAGGAGGCTATACGGAACGGTGTCGTCTACATGGGAGCACGCTCAGATGATGCCGTCGCCGATATTATTATGACCTATATGAAGTCCCTTGGCAGGGTGATCTCCAACAAACGCCTGACCGATGAAGTAAAAAAAATGGGCAAAACGATGGATCAACGTATTAGGGGGGCTACCGACGGCGCAGGCTTGCTCGGACTTAAAAATAAATTGACAAAACTGTCGACCCACCAAGGGAATGTGCGAGATATTGTTGAAAATTTGTCGGTTGTCGGTCAGCCTACCAAACTCTTACCAGGCGGGGTGTTCCCGGAAATTACGTCAGGGCAAGTGCGTACGCTGAGAAGGGCTGCCGCGACTGCTCACCAAACTCCGCATCTTGTAAGCCAAAGATTGGAACTCGCATTGAAGCTCCCTCCTGGCCCTCAGCGCCAACGGGAATTTGAAAAAATAAGCCAAATATTCGGGGACGCACACAAGCTGGCAGAATCTGACCTGGTAAATGTCAAAAGGTCACTGGCGGCTATTCGCGAACAGGTAAAAAAACCCTGGGCGTTACAGCCGATGCCGGAGAATGTAGTGCCGAATGTTAGGGGGAGGCTGTTCGACCCCGAGGATGTAAAGCAAATAATGCCGTTCATGTCCACGACGGAGGACACGTTGGGGGTCCTGGCACCCGGTCTGCGGTTGATGTCCAGCATATCGGGTATATCCAGAACAGCGTCATTGACATTCGACTTTGGCGCAGGACTCCTCCAGGGAGCCATGGTATTAACAAGGAGTCCAAAAACATGGATAAACGCTACCAGACGGAGTATCCATGCATTCGTTGACCCCACGGTGCGCTCCAAATACATCGTCAAGAAGCTAGATGTTTTGGCGACCTTTAAGAACCTGCACATCGGTAGCACAGAAATGACCGAAGCCCTCCAACCAGGGGGCGCATTAACGCGGTGGCTAGGTGTTATCCCGGGTGGCCGTATGCCCACAAAGGCTGCTCAAAGATTCGCTACCTCATTCGAGATGTTCTTCGATGTCGCTCGTATAGAGATGGCCGAGGCGTTTCTCCCAGCGGTGAAAGCAGGGAGAGTAACGGCTGACCAAGTGGCAAGCCACCTGAATAAAATGACTGGCGTCCTGGACTCTCGGGCTCTTGGGGTAAGCTCCACCCAAAGAGAACTGGAGGCTGCTGCCTTCACCCTGGCCCCTCGATGGTTTCGGTCAACGATTGCTTTGTTTGCTGACGGGTTCCAAGGAGGATGGGAAGGTACACAGGCTCGTCGTGCCATATCACAGTTCTTCGGCGGTACTGTCATGGCCTACGTTGCCATCGCCACGGGACTGAAACAGATGGGGTATGACGTTGATGTGAAATTAGACCCTCGCAGTAAGTCCCAGGGTGGTGACGGTGGGGAGTTTATGACCTTCAATATTGGGGGGCAGCACATTGGGCTCGGCGGCAAGCCGTATTCCATGGTCAGGTACTTAGTGAAGATGGCAACAGATCCCGAGAACCAGGGGTTTTACGCGGAGCAGTTCCTCAGAGGGCAATCTGCTCCAATCACATCAGCCATGTGGGACATCCTTAGTGGGGAGACATTCATTGGGGAGCCGGTGCGCTCCCCATCAGAGATTATGCGCGAGGGCATCGCAGCACGATTCATGCCATTCTATCTGGAGTCATACCTCAATGACGACCCTACACCGGGTTGGACCGCCCTCCCAGCAGAGGCGGTCGGAATGCGAACATACCCAAGCCTTCCCACGGAACGCTTTGATGAGATTAAGGACGAGCTGGCCGCATATATAACAAACCTAACGCCAGACCAGGAACGACGTATGGATGATGAGGGGCTAACATCCCCCACCTGGGAAATACTCTCCCAGGTTCAACGCCATAGCATTGAACGGGATGCCGTGAGGACAACGGGGACAATGGAGAACCCTAACATCCCACCCAATATGCTGAATGAATTTGATGTCTACGATAAAAGAGTTGAGAAGTGGCGTTCACGCAAAACTGACCCCAACGGCGTGAGAGCCTTCATGGACGAGCTGGACGACGCGAGGGAGGACCTTAGGATTGCCGGGGCCAAACGACAAAAGGAATACGATGACGGTGCCGGCGGCCCTAGAAAGTTCCTTGCGAATATGCGCGAACACCAGAGGGACTACGGGGTCGCCATGGATGACATCAATGCAGCAGATGGGGCAAATTCTAAGGCGATTGCTTATTTCAAGAAGAAGAACGCCGATGCGGAATTTATCCCCCTCCAGGACATGGTTTACGCTGTGTACATTGAAGAGCTGGTACAGAATCCCGACTTGATGGACATCTATGGTAATTTCGATTTCGAGGCGCGTGACCGCAAAGAGCGTGACCTCCGCGCAAAGTACGGCGATGACATCATTAACACCATTGAACGGGATATTCAGTTAGGGAAAGAGATGACCCCACTGTGGAAGCGGTGGCTACGAGATCGTGAACTGCTCAGACCCTACTGGGAACTACGTGACCGTTATCTTAAAAGGCACCGTTCTGTCAGGTCTATATTCCGGCGTATAGAGAAAGCTAGGAATAGAAGGGACATTAAGGAAGTAAAGCGATTAGAGCAGCTTCCTAAATACCGTCGTATGCAAAGAGAGATACGAGAACAGAAACAGGGTTTGAGGGAGAATGACCCACGCCTCGACGGGGCGCTAGTGTTCTGGGAGTATGCAAGCAATGTTGTTAGCAGGGAGGCTTTCAGGTACATATGATGGAAGTCCGTTGCCCTAAATGCAATCATATCCTAACAAAGGCAACATTGGCTCCGGGAAGTAGCGTCGAGGGCTATTGCCGAGCTTGTCGCCTAGAAGTGACGGTTCTTGCCCGGTCGAAACGGGTGGAAGTTGACAGGCTGACAATCCCTGTGGTTTGATTACCTTACAACTGAATAGTTAGGCTTCATGCAAGCCGCTTTAAGAAACCTTTAACAGGTTCCTTGGGCGGTTTTTGTATTTTCCTGACAGGTTGAAATCCAAAGAAGCCTGGTAGCACCCCGAAGGGGGGAGAGCAACTGGGCGAACTCGGAGGAAAGCATGGTTAGTCCAGAGTCTATCCCGAGCACCGGGGCCGGCGGGGGAGCGCAAGCACCGCAAGAGCCAGTGCAAGAAGGGATAACAGCACCAGACTTAGCGAAGAGAGATGAGCAGCTCACACAGTTGCAACAGCAATTCGCTGAGTTTAAGTCCAATGCCAGTAGGCGCGAAGGAGAATTGACCCGGGAGAGGGATGCCGCAAAGAAGGCCATTGAACTCGGCGAGGACTCGGATGAGTACCGGCGCTGGGAAGTCGAAGCAATCCGTGAGGATGAACGGCAACAAGGCACTGCTAAAATGGCGTCTCTTGAGCTGGAAAATACGAAATGGCGTCTGCTAAAAGAGCATCCTAATGTTCCCGAGACTGCGCTTGAGGGAGCGACCAGCCCTGCCCAAATGGAGGTCCAGGCGCTCAGGTGGCAGTTGGGGAACCGCGATCCAGAGACTCAAAGCGTTCATCCAGAGACACCGCAGACAATGACAACCGGCGGCTCTGGAGCTGGTGTCGGAAAATCATATGCAGAAATACGAGATGCCTATACAAAAGACCCTCAAGCAAACCGAGCGGCTTACGTAGCAGCTCGGAAAGCGAGGGGCTTGTAGGCACTGGAGGAATTAGATGGCTATTAACACAACAGCTACAGCATTCCTTGGAGATACGATTCCAACGATTATCGAGGAAGCTCGATTTACCGAGCAATTCAAAGAGGTTATCTCCAACCTTTGCTGGAGAATCAATAAAGAGATCCATAACGGTACTACCGTAAACATCCCTTACTTCGGGACCGTCAGTGCCAATGCCCTCACCGAGGGAATCGACATGGTGAACCCCTTGGCGATGGCAGACACGAACGTGCAGTTTACACCAGCAGAGGTGGGCGCACAGATCGTGATAACCGACAAGCTCGTCCGGGACAACCAAGAGGACGTTATCCGGGCAGCCGGTCGAATCCTTGGAGACGCAATGGTTTCTAAGCGTGAGCAGGACCTTGCCGGTCAGTTCGACGATGGCACGAACACGATGGGCTCCGCTAGCTCGGCGGCTACTCTTGGTATCTTTGCCGCAGCATGGGCTGATCTCAGTGGTGTATCACTCGCCAATGGTGGGCCTGCACCAAAGCCCTATGTAGCGGTTCATCACCCGTTCGTGCTTCTTGACCTGGTGGACATATTCACACCAACGATAGGTCAAGCGGGAGAGACAGGCGTGGGTGCCGGCAGCCTTGCAGATGACACCCTACGGAATTACACCGTTGGTCGCATCTTCGGGATGAATGTCTACGAGAGCGGCAACATCACCATCGACAGCTCAGACGATGCCAAGGGCGCGGTCTTTGCTGCCGGTAATGGCGGTGGCTTGGTTCTCGTTACTTCCAAGGAATGGGATGTCAGCCCTGAGCGTGACGAGTCCCTACGAGCCACAGAACTCAACGTGGTCGGCGAGTACGCCGTCGGTGAGTACCTGGCATCCTGGATCGTCACACTCTATGCCGACGCATCTGATCCCGCATAACTAGCCTGCGTCTCGTAACCGGCGCAGAGTAAATAAAAAGGTTGGGAGAACAATACAATGGCATTTTTGAATTATGTTGGACTTGACTATGGTGACGAGCTTGTCACCTCTACCACGGAGGCCCGTGGAGTTACCCTGGGAACAAAGGGTCTGATGCCTGACGGAAGAGTATTCAGGTACTCATTGGCCGGTGAAGCCATCACTGCCGGGTTGATGTGCCAGAACTCAATTGCGATTGCTAACCACGACATGGACTTGGTAACTGCGGCCACGGCTGCCGGGGCCAGTTCCATCGTTGTCACCCTCGGTGGGACAGCAGCAACGAAAGATCAGTACAAGGGTGGCACAATCTATGTGAACGATAACGATGGGCAGGGTCAGAGCTTCCGTATCGCCACTCATGCAGCAGTGGGATCTGGAGCTGCTTTCACCGTGCCTCTTGAGGGGAAGCAGACAGTGAAAACTGCCCTTACGTCGTCATCCCTCTGTGGCCTCAAGGCAAACCCCTACAATGGGACACTTCTCTATAACACGACACCCGACGGTATCCCGACGGGCTTTACGCCCACCGATGTAGCCGACGCCTCATACTTCTGGCAGCAGACATATGGCGACGCAGCCGTTTTTGCACAAGGCACGATGGTCCTCGGTCAGTGCGTTGTTCCCAGCACAAACACTACTGGTGCCGTAGACCCTCATGTAGCCACCGGGGACGACAATATGAACGTCGCCCTCGTTTGCAACCCGATTTCCGTTACAACGGACTATCAGCACGTTTTTATCATCATGGGTAGCTAGTGAGACGGGTGGTTTATGGCGATCAACAGTACAAAGCAAGAAGCTGCTAGGACGGGGGCCGCGGTCAGCGGAGTCTGGGGTGGCCCCCAGAAGCAGCGGTACTACACCCCGACAGGGGAGGAAGTGCTTGCGATCCCGTCATGGCGTGAGTTTGTACGCAAGGATAGTGACGGGAAGATACTGGAACAAGGGACCCGGGACGCCAACCTTGATAAGGGATGGTCATTTGCACTACCTACCGAACTCAAGGTAACGTGCCCGGGTTGCAGTAAATGGCATGACACCGAAGAAGAGGTGGATGCCTGTGTAGATAAGAAGGCAGCGGTTGCTGCTCAGTGGGAACGAAAAGCCCTTGAGCAGCAACCGCAGAGCCAGGATACCGAGATGGAGGATCGCCTTGGTAAGCTCGAAGAGGGGTTGAGTGACATCAAGACGCTCCTTCAACAGGCGTTGGGAGCGAAGAATGGGTAAGTTTTTTAATGAGACTATGAAGAACAAGAACTTTCCATTTAGGAAGGTAAGTTTAGGATCATCATATGCGGAGGAGCGCCGTGGGAACCTTGAAATTCGACGACAGTCCGAACCGAGTGGGGATCTTCCTCCCGTCGGACGGGACGAGGGAGAAGCCGAACAAGATAATCCTGACCCAGGCCGGGACGACCAGGCTGGACCGGTCGGAGAAGGATTACCTGGTCCGAGCAGCGGCTCAAAAGCTTGGGTTAAGCGACAAGGAAACCGAGCAGCTCGCCGAAGAAACTGAGAAGCGGTTCGAGTTACAGATGAAGACCAAGGAAGCCTCCCTTGAATTGCGAAGGCACCTGGCCGAACGACAGCGGTATCCGAAACTAAAGAACGGCGGGATTAAGCCCCCAAAGAAACGCTTACTGTAGGAGTTCAATGATGGCGAATGGTAATGGACGGAATGGTGCTCGTAGACAAATGACAGATGAAGAACTGGTTAAACAACAAAGAAGCCAAGCATCTACAGCAGCAACACCGCGAGAGGAAGCGATGGCAGGCGAGATGATGTTGCCAGAAGAGCGCAGAGCCGAACAACAGCGCAGAGCCAGGCAAAAAGCGCGAAGGGAGCCCGCGCCCACAACCGGGAGGACTCCCACACCGGCATCTCCAATCGCACGAAGACCTCGCCGCCGTATTGCGGGTGCTGCCCGGGACATAGAACGACAACGCGCCCAACGTAGGGGGCGAAGAATAAATCTGTAACTGAATACACTCCATTGTAAGTGGGTGTGGAAGGATGGAGTCATGGGTGTACGTTCACGTTCTACTGCCGGTGGGGCTCAGTATGGCCTCGCCGTATCCTCCTCGGTAATTACCCTCACAGTCCCTTCGGCTGCATATGCTTGTAGTATCTATGTCAGGTCCAACCCTGTGGTATTCACCACTGATGGAGCGACAGATCCGACAGCAACGAAGGGGTTTCAGGCCAACTCCGGCGCTGAGATTTCACTCAATTCCAAAGACGAACTGACGAAGGCTCGATTC